CTCTTCTATTTACTATCAAATTCTCGATACCGCCTAAGATAGTTTTTTCACTTCAAGCGACTAGTGTTAGGGGCTGGCTGGATTTCCAACCAGTCCTCCACCACTGACCTTTAATCCATTTCAATTCGAGACGCTGTCACCCTGCACCTTTCACCTAATAAGGCAGGCTTGGGATTAGTTTACTCTGGACGGTTGTCAGCACCACTGACCATTTATAGGCCGACTTGTTTCATCGTCCACTTGTATATATTAGGACAACTCCATCTCAAATTATAGAAATAAAGTCTATCCCTCTTCAAGTTTCTAAATCTTTCCAATTCGGCCGCATCAAAATGGCAGGTCGTCAGCACCTGTTGTACCAGATTCTTCCGGAGTGTTGAATACCTTTGATTCATTAGCATTGTCAACAAGCGGGTCGATAGCAGACTCATTGTCCGCTACAATAGGACGTTCAAGCAGATCACGCTTAAACAATGAAATCTGAGACGTTTCGACAGTCATAGGCTCTACATAAATACCATATGGAGATACTGTAGTGTAACCTTTCTTGTCATATATAACCTTCAGTCTAAGCTTATTATTCTGCTGACGGTTATCAAGAGTTGTTTTCACCCAGTTGATCATTTCTACGAAGTTATTACCTTCGAAGTCTGGGCGTGTTTCATAGAAACAGTCTATGATTTGTAGAATACGACCGAACTGCTGATCATCACGCTTCTGAAGATCTTCATCAGTTTTAATCCACATGTTCTTCTCATTCTTCCACTCTGTCATAGAAGCTGTCCTTCCTTCACTATCCTCGAATATTATTTCAAGAAATGTACGACCGTTTGGAGTCGTATTTACATTTACTTCCTTAAGTGTAATATTGTCATTAATGCCTACTGGCATATAAGAACTATTAAACTCGCTAGCGTTAATTGTTGCCGTTTTTGTACTATACATAACTTCTATTATTTAGATTTGTAAATTCTGTCCCAATATGTTGTAATTGTTCCGTCTTCGTTTCCTGTCGCTATAACTATGTCCTTTCCTCTTAGGTGTAAAGCTCTCGCTTCACGTACAGTTCCGTCGCCTCCTTTAAAGCTAATATGGGTTTCGTTATTCTTTCGATAAACAAAACCTACAGCATCAGCTTCTCCACAAACAATGGAACTTAATTTTCCAACTAAGTCTAAAGCCATTTCGCTCAGTTCTTCGCCGTTCTGGTCAATCTGAACATCTTTTACGTGACCTATTAAAATAAATTGGTCACACAATTCTCTAAACATATCTATGACTTTTCTTACTGCCTGCCTTAAATAAAAATATCCAGAACCATTTGGCAATGTCCTTACATCAGAACCCTTCCAGTTTTTACCTATAGGAGTCTGCCTGTAGAGCGTTGCTGCGTAGCTTAGACACATCTCTTCAAGACGTGTAGCATTGTCAATAGTTATGCGTTTATAAAAGTTATGTCCTACTTCTGTATTTTTGGCACGAACGGCACTTGCTATTTCTCCTAAATCATTAACACTTCTTGCTTGTACAGACATTGCGTCTATAAAAGTAGAACCACCTTCAAGATCTACTATCAGGTTTTCATCAAGTTGTGCTAATGCCGAAGTTTTACCTGCTTTAGGTCTACCATAAAGGATTAAAAACTTCGGGTCTATAGAAACAGCTGGTATTTTAGTTGTAGGTAATACTACTGGCATATATATTATCCGTTAATTGTAATGTAAATGTTAATAATGATACTCTTAGTCTTATCGTCGAGCGAATCTAAGAATGCGGGACGAGTAAGGTCATAAAGAGGAATCAAATCGTAACCGATCTGAATCTCATCCTCAAAGAACTTAATAATAGTATCATCCAGCTTAATGTAGCTGTTATCTGGCTTATAGTTAGCCAAAAACTGTGCAGCCTTTATAAACTCGGTAGAATCGAATTTATCCTTCAAACCATAACTGCGCTTTGTAGGAATAAAAATCCTAGTGTTATTCTTGGCCTCGTTCAACATTGCAGTAAGGGTGTCATCCTTCTTCTTGTTGCCAAGATAAGGATTCATCTTAATCAGATTACCAAGTATAAGGTCATCAAGATTCTTACTAGCATTTGCGGTATTGTTGTTACGAAAAATGTTATTATTGTTACCAAGATTAATTGTATATCGTTTCATATTCAGCCTATATTTAAAAGTTAGTACTTGTCATCTGACAATTACTGTTCAATCAGGTTGTTATACGCTAAGTCGTTCTCGAATTCTAAAATACAAGGTTTACCTGCATCTCTATTTTTAAGTAAATGCATATATACCTTGTTATTGGTAGGTAGATGGTTGGGGCCATACTCGCGTATATTTAATATCTCTGGTCTGTGAAGAACAAAGACATAATCGCTTGCCTGAAACATCGCATCAGATGACGACAAATCACTTCTCATCGGATAATGTGCCGATGGGTTATTAATCCTTTCAGGCTTTTCAATTTCGCGATTCATTTGAGCTATCTGAATTATAGAAGTTAATGGTAACTTCTTCATTCTGATGAATACTTTTTCTAGCTCACTAGTTGTTTCAATAACTGACCCAACCTGCTTCGTTAGTAAAGTATGATCATATGTAATCACAAAATGCTTATTTGTTCCTTTTATGTAAGCGTCATAAAAAGCCAATATTGTCTGTTCAACTTGCATGGGAGTACCTGGGTCATCTATAAAATAGATGGGGTACTTCTTTAGCTGATTGCATACTAAAACGACTTTATTGAAGGTTTCGTCGTCTAGGTCCCTTTCGGAACTATACAGGGTGGAAGTTGTTTTTCTTAGTTTACTAGAAATTGTTCTTCCAACTTGCCTAAATCCAACCATCTCTAATGAGAAGTTTAACACTACAACATCTTCTGTAGGATTAAGGTCTATTAGGTCAGTAGTAATGGTATTACAAAGAGAACTTTTACCACTTCCAGATATTCCAGCGAACGTATAGATACTGTTTGGCTCAATGCCTCCCATACATTGCTTATTTAGTTTTCCCCATCGAGTTTTCAATGAAGTGATAGTGTGGTCTTTTCTGGCTGATATATAGTTCACAGCTTCCTGTGTAACTTCTGCCATTGACCGTACTTTAAATAAGCTCTGTTCCATATGATTCTGTTTGTTCTACTGTATCTCTCATCTCTTCTTCAGTCTCTTCCCATTGGTGGTCTATTAACCATCTCCACATGGTTTTCATATATCCTATCTTTCCTGTTCTAGTCTTTTTGTCAACTTCATAGTTAAGACAGTTTATGATATGTTCGGCCATAGCTGAACTTCTTCCACACGTGGATTCAAATGCCTTTCTACATTTGTTTATATTTGCGCGCAAATAAGCTTTAGAGCCATCTGGGCGTAAAACATATATGGGATACTGTTTATAAAATAAGTCAAAATAACTTTCTTTTTTGCTTGTAAGATTTAGTAACTTTTGACTTGCTTCATAGACAATACTATCGCCTCTCTCTATCGAGGTAATGAGATCTTTCTGAAGTAAGCATGATATTTCATCGTCGCTAATAAGGCTGACTAATTTGCGGACGTCTTGATTATTTTTTTGATTCTTATCCAATACCATGCTTAGGAATACTAATTGACCCATAGTTAGATCTTCTGTTACATTTAGAAGATCGGTATTTATTTCTATAATCATCTCTTAAATACTATGATATGCGGGTTGGTTATATTAGAATAATTCCAATTGTATGCACGTAAAATTTTCTATGATTTTATTTGCTTCTGTTATGTAGTAATCATAGTTTATCTTACGTTGTTCAATCGAAACATTGTCCAGTTTATTTAGTAAAGTGACTCCGGATTTAGTTAACATATTAGTATACTGAATCTTGTTCGGAGATTCTCGCTTTACTTTAAATAAATATTTCATTGTTCGTATTTCTTGGGTATTTGGTAAGAATGGTAATAATTTTGTTAAAACAATGCTAAAGCTTGCCGATATGGGTAAGAAGGAATAG